GTTGCGATGCCAATATCTACTAAATGTTCTCTCATATCGTAAATAAACTGTATTCCAGCCTCTAAATCGCTACCTCCGCCACCAAAAGTGACATTTTTTGTAAAATTTTCTACATCACTGACTGTTTGTTCCATCATTTGTCTTGATCCACTTGTTGAGGTAGTTTTTTAGGTACACAATAAGCTTTGACCCAGATTTTACTGTCTCCTGCGAGTGATGGATCGAGGTTTTGTGCCCTAATTTTACTAGCTGTTCGTAAGCAACTGTCCAAATCACTATAGTACACCGATTCTTGAACTGTTCCAGACAAAAAAACTACAAGTAACCATGTCATTTACCATTTTCTTTCGATCTTGTAAAAGCTGTTGTACCCATAAAAGTAGCAACAATACCTAAATTTGCCACAACATATGTTGAAAGTAAAGCCGTCACCATCTCAACTCGTGTGTCTGGTATTACTGGCGACATAACTAATACTATTAGTATAATAGATGATATAGAAGATACCCAACAAAGCATACGCTGTTGATCTTGCATCTTATCAGAGTTCTCAAGTCGTATCATATGCTCAGATCGTGAGAGCTCCTCGTCACTTACAATCCCGTCACCATCTAAATCAAACTGTTCGTATTGACTGCCTTTTTGTAATTTTTTGCTCATTTAAAACTGTCCTTTATACTTCTTATTACGTTTTTAAGCGTAAATGGTTTTTCATTAGGTCTATACTTACACTGTATCTCTCGTGGACACTCACCTGCACCAATCGGTACAAATTCATTCCATTGTGTGTAATTTGCTCCAACATAAACACAAACTCTGGTTTTATTTTCTAACAGTTGTTTTGCTAATCTGCAAGTTGTATGCTCTTTGTCTCTGGCAAATACTACAATTGCTAAAATAGAAAAAACACATATAAATAAAAGTAAATAATATAATAAATTATATAACATTATTTTGACGTAACTGCTACAGACACAAACCAGATACCCCAAAAAATACAAGCAAAACCTACAAACAAAGCAATACCCATGATAGTATAGTCTCTCATTTTTCTTTTTTGTTCTTCACGTTGATATATAGCTTCACTTCTCTGCCGTCTTATACGACCTTCTTCTTTTAACAAATTCTCCCAACCAGCAAGACCATAGTGACCTACAATCCAATTTTTAAGTTCTTCTCTTTGTTTTTGTATTTGTAATTTTGCTGAATAACTTTTAAGAGCAACTTCTTCTATGGAGCCATTAAACAATCTATCAAATGTCGATGGGTTATTGGAGTTTTTGTTGATATTATCGATATCAGATACAGCACCCATCCATTTTCCAAGACTTTCAGAAATCTCTTCAAATTCTCTTCCTGCTTGAACTAACTTTTTAACTTGTCCATATGCCGCACTTGCCGCACTAATGGCTGTAGTTAAGGTTAACGGATCAATCATTGTCCTCTAGCAGATTGAGCAGCGATACGCTCTCGATTTACTTGATTCCTTTCCTCGGCAATATCTTCTTGCAGCTCAAGTCTTGCAGAATCCGTTACAGCTTGTTGCTGTAATCTTTGTCTTTCAATATCAAGTCTTGCTGCATCAGTTTGTGTTTTATTCTGCTCTTGCTGTTGTTTAATTGCAAGTTCCTGTTGTCTGATCTGAACAAGTGGATCTGGACCTGGTGGCGGTGGCATTAAGTTTGGCAACATTGCGTTTGTTAACTCAAGTTCTATTTGAGATATCTTAACATCCATAGATGCTGGATCAATAGGCATACCCTGCATCTGCATTTGTTGTAGTTCTTGTTGTGCCATTGCCCTTGCCTTTAATGAAATATGTTCCATAACATGTGATATAAATACACCATAAACTTGTGGCGAAGTTTGGACAACTGGCAATTTCATAAAAGAAACATGCATACTGACATGTGAGTCATGGTCTTGCTCTGGAAATGCCTGCAATAACTCGCCCATCAACGCCCTAGCGTTTTCAATTGCGGGATCCAACGGCTGTGGCTGTGGTGGAGGAGGGAGAACCTCATCTATATTCTGCACCTCCAAAGCAAGATACATTCTACGATATGCTTGATACAAATTGTGAACTTGTGGATTTGACTGTGCTAACTGCAACTGTGTCTGTGCTAAAGTCACCCTTTGTGCCATCGAAAATATGTTTGGGTCTGATACTGGTACAATATCAATACGTCCATCAAAATCTGTTTGTTTAATCTGTCTGTTGCCACCACTGACATCATACGGATATTCTGGTGGTAAGTTTTCTGCTAGTATTGATGCAAGTAAACGAAACTCTTGTTTTTGTGCATAGTGCAATCTTTTGTGGATCGCTGACATAACTTTCATGCCACGTTCAAGCAGTGCAACTGTTGTACCTACGGGCATCTCTTTGCCCATGTTTTGTCCTACCTGCTGGTCTGCAATAGAAACAAATCTCCGACCAGCATCAATCAAAGACCCCAAAAGTTGTGCTAGTGTTCCAGATGGTTCTTTGAACGGCAAAGGTATAATTGAATTTCTGATATCACCACCAGGTGCGTCAATATCCCTAAACTCGCCTGGATTGAGAGGTTCATCATCATTTCGTATTCTTAATCCTCTTGCCTTAAAACCAGCAGGTAGGTTGGCTAGAGTTCCAGAATCGATTAACTGCCGTAAGATACTGGTTGCAGCTCGACCCAAGCCACCAATCATATGTATCAAACCGAATCCGTAAAACCCTAGACCTGGAAGAAACTTATAATGCACAAAGTACTGACGTTTTCTTTTGAGGGGATCGTCAGCCATAAAGTTTCTTCGTATGGACAGAATCTCACCACTACCTTTGTCGAGAGTCACAATGTATGGTAATTTTATACCCGTTGGTTCACCCATCGGATCTCTGTCCTCAAACCCTTCGATGTCTAAATCAATATGCATCTCAAGGATTGTATAAACATCGTCCATATGTGATTTATCTGTTCCGTCAAGCTCTCTGACTTTTTCCTTAACAGAACCATCTGAATCATCATAAGAAGATGATAACTCAATATCTCTATATTCACCTGCAACCTGCATCTTACGAATTTGATTTTCATCCATTCGCAGTACATGTGTCACACGGCTTGAAGTTGCAATGTCCGTGGCAGAATAAGGTATAACCATGTCTTCAGCTGGTATAAACATGGCAACTGCACGTTGCTTTAACGGATCATAATAAACTTTCTTAAATGTAGAACCAGACAACGGCAAATAGAAAAGCATCTGGTCTGTATCAGTATCGAACTCCTCCATCACCTCTGTAATTTGATAGTTCATAAAGTCCTTGACACGAGTTGCCTGTTCCTCTCGTGCTTGGTCTTTCATTCCTATAATCTGTGTTTTTACTGGACCGCCTGCTGGTAAAAGTTCCTTGTAGCATTGTGCCTGGAACTGGGTTACTGATTCTGCAATCAACGGATGTGTTACACCAGATGCACCAGCAAATGGCTGTGTTCTCTCTTCATACTTAATACCTAACAGATCAAGACCCTTGACATATCCTTCTTCCCACTCTGCCCTTGAATCATTGTCTTCTTCATACATACCACGCAAATCACTTGACAACTCACCCAAGATACTATCATCAAGAACATCCGCCAGATTAGCGTTGTGGTCATAGACTTCAGTTTCAACTTCCATACCTTCGCCACTCATCAACGCTTCAAGGATAGCCCCACCTTTACCATCTTCTGTAACATCGACACCACCTTGAAACTCCTCTGGTGATGCAATCTCCATTTCAACTTGTGGAAGTTGTTCTTCTTCTGGACCGCCAGGTCCGATAGGTATTTCTGCCATTAGAATATCCTCACTTTTTTAGTTCTTTGTCTCACAAAACCACCACGTTTTCCTTTTGGTATCTTGTCACCAAAACTTAAATTGTCTACTGGATAAATACCTAATTTTAAATCAAACTCGTAATCAAGAATATCTAATATGGTATCTTCATCCACGCCTGCACTCTCTAACTGTGCTCTTCTTTCCGCTCTATTATAAGTATCTTCAGCCATTAAAATATCCTCACTTGTTTAGATCTTTGTCTTATAAAGCCGCCTTTTGCACCTTTTACTATACCACCCTCATTCATTAATTTTTTAGGAGGAAGTTTCATTCCAGTAAATCTACCCAAAGGAGTTGTAAACCTTGCTCCTCCTGGTTGACTTTTTATGTTTTGTCCTTCTAAACCTGGTGATCCTTGTATTTCTGTTGGAGATGGTGCTTTTAATAATCTTCCTTTAATCGGTGTATTTTGAATTTGTTTTTGTGTTCTTAACTTTTCTTTATTAGTTATAAGACCATCTTTATACAGTTGCTCTGTTTTTTGTATTAAACTTGACTTAAATTCTTTAATTTCTCTTTCTCTCAATTGCTTTTGAAAAGCAGTTTCTTTTAATATCTTCTGATCTGATTGACCAGGATTTTTTATAATTGATCGTATTACAAGTCTTGGTTTAGGTGTGTCATCAAGAACTTGTCTTCTTTCTGCTAGTTTTTTATTTCTAGCAACTTCTGGAGAATTTTTTAATACCTTTTTAGCTTCTTCTAAAGAATTAGCTTTTATGTTAATAGACCCAAATTTTGGCTCATCTATTCTACCATATCTCCTACCAAAATATCCAGTGCCCTCTTTCCCAACATGTGAAATCTGAAATGAATATGTATCAGCCATTAAAATATCCTCACAGTTCCGCCTTTGCTTTTGTTCATTTCTAGGTCTATTAAGTCAACAATCTTTTTTTGACGATTATTTAAAGATGCAATACCTTTTGTATTCTTCTGTGATAAGGCTCTACCTATTTCACCTGTAGCATAAATGCTATTTAAAAAAGCTGACTTATATGGTTTATATTTACCCTTTTTATCGCCCATCAGTAATACTCCCTCTTCTTTGGATACCATTCATCTTCTTCTTCGCCATCAAGAGATATAAAACCTCCTTGACGAAAACGTATCAAAGCCATTGTCATACTGTCAACATAATCATCGTGGTCGCCATGAGGAAATGCTGCACATTCTTCAATCACTTCCTCCGAGAAACTTTTCTCTGGAGCCCATACCATACCTGCCTCAAACAATGGTGCAACCATGTGCATACGAGATACCTTATCACGACCTTTGCTCGGTGTATAGTTCAAAACTGGAATTCCTCCTCTTCTTAATTCATCTGTCAACGGAGTACCCGTGGCTTTTGCCTCGACAATCACCATATCTGGCTCCCAGTAATTATACTCATCTAACGCTGTCATCTTGAGTTCTGGAAAATTCCAACGCCCTCTTTGTGCATCCAACAGAACAATATGATCTGCACCACCTTCTTCTGGCTGGAATATCCCCCATGTTGTTATAGCTGAGTAGTCAGCACTTTCTT